CAAAAATCTTCTTACGTCTGGAACTGAAATGCAATTAGGCTTGAACATTACAAATTCTGCAGCGCCCGACAGCATCATGACTGGCGGCATGGTAAGGATTAAATCAATCAAAGCCTTACAAAGAGAAGAGAAAGCTCAAGCTGAAAAGGACAATAGTGATCCGATAGTTCGAAGTCTAGCTGGGTATGTCAAGACTAAATGGACAGCAGCAATGCTGGCTAAACAGCAGACAGCCGAACAGCGTATGTTGCAAAGCGTGCGTCAGCGCAGAGGCGAGTATGATCCCGATAAGTTAGCTCAGTTGCGTGAACAAGGAAGTTCAACGATCTACATGATGTTGACTTCTAACAAATGCCGTGCAGCTGTGAGCTGGCTAAAGGATACCTTACTGCAAGCAGCCGAGGATAAGCCTTGGTCAATCGAGCCTAGCCCCATACCTGAGTTACCGCCTAACGAAGTTGAGGGTTTGATTCAGCAAGCTGAAAAAGAAATTCAGCAGCTTTACATGAATGGCACACCTCCTACAGACCAGCAGGTTAGAGAGCGTTTGCTTCAAATGAAAGACATGGCGATGTCGCACATGAAAGACCTTGCACAAAGGACTTGTGACCGCATGGAAATGAAAATGGAAGATCAGTTGCAGCAAGGCGGCTGGGAAAAAGCCTTCTCTGAATTTTTAGAAGATTTGGTGACCTTCCCTGCGGCGATCATGAAAGGGCCTATCGTTCGTAGACGCCCCAGAATGAAATGGGTTCCTGACGGCAAAGGGGACTATGCACTTGATGTACAAGACGAATTGGTTCTCGAGTGGGAGCGTGTTGACCCGTTCAACCTATATCCAGCTGCTGATTCAAGTTATATCGATGATGGATATTTGATCCAAAGACATAAGCTACACAAACAAGACTTGCAAGCCTTGATTGGGGTTGAAGGTTATAGCGATGGCGCTATTCGTGGTGTGTTAGATGATTACGGTCGCCAAGGTTTGCGTGACTGGATTTATGTGGATATGAACAAAGCTTCGGCTGAAGGTAAGTCCACAATGGGTGTTCAACAAAACCCATCAGAATTGATCGATGCGCTTCAGTTCTGGGGCAGTATTCACGGGCAATTATTGCTTGACTGGGGAATGAGCGAAGAAGAAATTCCTGATCCCTTACTTGATTATGCAGTCGAAGTTTGGACAATTGGTAGTTGGGTTATCAAAGCAGTTTTGAATTCAGACCCCATGGGTCGTAAACCCTATTACAAAGCATCCTACGAAGAGGTTCCTGGCGCTTTCTGGGGCAATTCGATATGTGACCTAGCACGTGATACTCAAGACATCTGTAACGCGGCTGCACGCTCTTTGGTGAATAATTTATCAATTGCTTCTGGCCCTCAAGTTGTTTACAACATTGATCGTTTACCTCAAGGCGAAAACTTGACTCAGATGTTCCCATGGAAAATTTGGCAAGTCACTTCTGATCCATTGGCTGGTTCAGCACCACCCATGCAGTTCTTCCAGCCAGAGTCTCTTGCACAAGAGCTCATGGCGGTCTATGACAAGTTTTCTGTTTTGGCTGATGAGTACACAGGTATTCCTCGCTACATGACTGGGGATAGCGCTACAGGAGGCGCAGGACGTACGGCTTCGGGTATGTCTATGCTAATGGGTAATGCTGGTAAATCTATCAAACAAGTAGTATCAAACATTGACAAGAATGTGACTCAGCCGCTGATCGACAGGTTGTTCTTCTACAACATGAAGTACAGTGATGATCCCGATCTCAAAGGCGATGTCAATATTCGTGCTCATGGCGCTGAAGCAATCATGCTCAAGGAGCAAGCACAGCAACGTCAAGCTCAGTTCTTGCAGTTGGCTCTCCAAAGTCCGATTGTTCAACAAGTTGTCGGTATGGACGGAATCGCAGAATTGCTCCGTCAGTCAGCTAAGAACCTTGAACTTAACCCTGATAGAATCGTTCCACCTGTTGAAGTCATTAAGCAAAAGATGGCTCAACAGGAACAAGCACAAGCCATGGCTGCGATGCAAGCTGCGGCGCAACAGAGTGGTCAGGCACAGGCGGGGGGAACCCCTCCAACACCACAAAGCGGGGCTCAGTTGATGAATGGAGCCCCTGTTACTAACACATTCGCTCCGCAAGAGGGAATAGCTAGTTGACAAAGTTCATTCATCGTAGATAATCTAACCCAAGCTATAGGAGATTTCCATGAAAGTTGAAGAGAAAAAAGGTTTTACCGATAAAAATGATGGCCCTGGTGAGTACAAAGCCATGCGCCGCAATGAAGGTGAAGGTAAAGAATACAGCCAAGAAACTTTAGGCGGTGAAATGTCTAAAGGCCCTAAAGAACAGGGTACTGGTGGCGAAGACGGCAATAATTTTGCACTTGGTAAGCGTGGCGGAAAAGAATTCGCTGTGGAAGAAGCCAAGTACGAAGGAATGTGCAAGTAAGTGGTTAGAATTGACGAACGAGTAGCAAGAGGATTCTCACTGTTACGTTCCGAAGAATTCAAACCTCTGGTAGAATTCTTAAAGGCTAGACGCATGGACACTCTTGAAAGTCTAGGCGTAGAGCAAAATGAAGGAATGAAGTCTAGGCTGCAAGGCCGAAACTTAGAACTCAAGGAAATTCTTGAGTTCATTGAAGATGCTGGCAGTTTGCTAGCAAAAACCCGCAGACTTTGAGCAGACCGTTAAGTCGGAGCACAGAGTCACAATTGAAAATTTAAACCAAGTAGCAGACCGTAAGCGAACAAGGACAGACCGTCAAGGCGGAGTCCCTAAGCGTAGTCGGAGCGAAGGAGATAGAAAATGGCATTGCCAAAAGCAGTTCAACAACAAGTCGATGAAGCAGATGCATTAGTTGCACAGTTAAATGGTCAGACCGAAGACAATGCGGAGACTAATCCAAATAACCAACAACCTGATCCTCAACCCGCTGAACCGCAGCCGCAGCCAGTTTCGCAAGAGCCAGAATCAAAGCCTCAAGTTTCTGAAGATGTATGGGAACGCAAGTACCTAACATTGAAAGGAATGTATGACGCTGAAGTGCCTAGATTGCATCAGCAAGTTCGTGAGATGAATGCGCAAATAACGCAGATCATTGCAGAGCGTGCCGCAGCCCAAGCAGTTCAAACTCAAACTGAGCCGCAGAAGTCTACTCTTATCACTGAACAAGACAAAGAAGCCTTTGGGCCTGATTTGTTGGATTTAATTGACAGAGCAACAGAGGCTAAAGTTTCTGAATTAAGAACTAGAGAATCTCAGTTGAAGTCAAAGATTGCTGATCTAGAAGGTAAGCTTGGTAATGTAACGGAACGTCAAGGTGTATCTGATAAAGATAGATTCTTGTCTTCTCTTGCGCAACAAGTTCCAGATTGGGAATCAGTTAATGTTGACCCAGGATTTTTATCTTGGTTAGCAGAAGTTGATCCTGTATATGGAATCCCAAGACAGTATGCCGTGAATAATGCATATGAAAACCTTGATGCAAAACGTACTGCTGATATATTTAAACAATATAAAGCAATGCTAGCACCTGTTCAGCAACGCCAACAAAACAAGACCGTAGAACTTCAGCGTCAAGTAGCACCGACTCGCTCGAAAAGTTCACCTACACCTGCTGCTTCGGACAATAAAGGTATTTGGGATCAAAACCAGATTACCCAGTTTTACGAAGATTGGCGGAGGGGTATGTTGAATGAAACCGAAGCGGCTCAAATGGAAAAAGATATCCATGCAGCCATTGCTGAAGGTCGTATTAGATAGTACACCCACATTGGTTGCATCCCACAGTTTTGTTTTTTAAAGGATGTAAATCATGTCAACAATTACCGCAGCAGCAGCCTATCCCATTAACTCTGGTGGCTTTAATAGCCCCGCTGGTCAGGTTGCCTACTCAGGCACAGCCTATTCTGGTTCCTTTATTCCAGCCCTTTGGTCTGGTAAATTGGCACAAAAATTCTATGCCGCTACCGTTTTCGGTGAAATCGCTAATACCGACTGGCAAGGCGATATTACTGGCATGGGCGACACAGTGATTATCAACACAATCCCCACGATCAACATCTATGCTTACAGCGTTGGTCAGAACTTGAACTATGACGTTCCTGCTCCTAGCACCATCACATTGACCATTAACCATGGTAAATATTTCGGTGTTAACGTGAACAACGTTCTTGAGTTGCAAGCCAAGCCCAAGTTGATGGACATGTTCACTAATGACGCTGCAATGCAAATGAAGATTCAGATCGACAAGGACGTGTTGTATACAAACTTCAACCAAGGTTCTGCTTCTAACCAAGGCGCAACAGCTGGTGCTATCTCTGGTGCTTACAACCTCGGTACTGATCTTGCTCCTGTTACATTGACAGCTTCTAACATTCTGCAAAACATCACTGCTTTGTCTAGCGTGTTGGATGAGTCTAACGTTCCTGAGACTGACCGTTGGTTGATTATCACTCCTACAGAGCGTCAAATCCTCATGCAATCTAACCTTGCACAAGCCCAATTCATGGGTGACGCAAGCTCTATTTTGCGTAACGGCAAGATCGGTATGATCGACCGCTTCACAGTGTACGTTTCTAACTTGGTTCCAAGAGGTGCTGCTGGTTACAACTGGACAAACCCCAATGGTTCTACAGCTACAGAATCTAGCGCTCTTAAGCGTCACGCTGTTATTGCTGGTCACAAGTCTGCAATCACTTTTGCATCACAAATTGCTAAAGTTGAAAGCTTGCAAAACCCCAATGATTTCGGTACATTGGTTCGTGGCTTGAATGTGTATGGCACACAAGTTACTCAACCTAATGGCTTGGCATTGTTGGTAGCCGCAGGCTAATCACTCGCTAGATTGGTGGAGGGGCTTCGGCCCTTCCTACATTTCTTTTTATTAAGTGAGGTTAATATGTCAGTACTTGATGATTTAGTTGCTGCTGGTTTTTCTATTCCACAGGCGCAAGCTGTAATTGATGAAGATTCTTTAAGTAGCAACGTTGATGGCTTAGTGGCTGCTGGATTTACAACAACTGAAGCTCTAGCTATTCATGGCTATGATGCTTCTAACAGCGCAGCAAACTCCGACAATATCGTGCAACAAGGCATTTGGTTTGGGCCAGCTCTTACTGCAATTATTGAAGCACTTAGTGTGACACCATAAGATATGGGAACAATTACCGCTGGAACTATTGTTGGTCAAGCTGCAACTCAGCTTACTGATATTGCCAATGTCCGTTGGACTCAAGCGGAGTTGCTCCAATGGTTAAACGCTGGCCTTCGTCAAATTGTGACGATGCAGCCCAATTCAAATTCTAAATTAACTGTTGTTACTTTAGTAGCTGGAACACGACAATCCATTCCAGCTGATGGATGGATGCTTCTTCGTATAAATCGAAACATGGGCACTACTGGGACAACTCCTGGTCGTGCTATTCGTGTTGTATCTCGTGAAGTTATGGATGCGTTTAATCCATACTGGCATACTGATACTGCAACACTTGAAGTCAAAAATTTTATTTATGATTTAGAAGACCAAACAGCTTTTTACGTTTACCCACCCAATATTGGTGGGCAAAAAATTGAGTTGAACTATTCAGAACAACCGACTGATTTGACAGCAGGTCAAGCCATACCTATTTTTGATGTTTTTGCTTCTGCATTGCTTGATTACATTATGTATAGAGCCTGTAGCAAAGATGCTGAGTACGCACCAGGTTTACAACTTGCACAGTTGTATTTGTCTACATTTACAGCTGCTATTGCGGTTAAAGATAAGTCTGAAAAAGAGGCTTCTCCAGATAATGCTCTTAGCCCACGCACAACTGGCGTTCGAGGAAGTGACACATGAGTACAGAAGTTTCTTATGACTTGTTTATGCCTGAAATCATGCCTTATTTGCCTGATGTGCCTGAACTCGTGGTTACGCAAGCTATTCGCAATGCAACGATTGAATTTTGTTTAAAAACAAGGTATCTTCAAGAAAACTTACCTTCAGTAACACCAATCTACAATATTGGTACATATGATTTAGGTTCCTATCTGGATGGCACATATACAATTGCTGATGTGATTGAGGCATGGTACGGTGATGTTCTTTTGATCCCTAAGTCAGTTGAACAGTTAACAAAAATTTACCGAGCTAACGATTGGCAAAATATGTTAGGGCAACCTTACTATTTTTTCCGCCGTACAAATCACGAAGTGACTATTGTGCCTAAGCCACAGTTTACTATGCCCCAAAGTCCAATGCAGTTCTTGGTAGCCAAAACACCTACCAGAGCCTCTATAACAGTTGATTATGCAATCTATGAGCATTTCCTAGAGCAGATATGTTTCGGCGCTCGTGCAAGGCTATACGGAACTCCTGGGCAGCCTTATTATGATCCTAATGCGGCTCTCGACTATCGTAAACGTTTTTATGATGCCACAAACGAAGTTAGAGAGCGAGTAAACCGTAGTAATTCACGTGCTGCTGTCAATGTTGAATATCAGAGGTGGGTATGAGTTCAGTCATTAAATTGGTTCAAGGTGATAGTCTTAGACCCCAAGTTCAAGCTACCATTACAGATGACAACACAGGTAATATTGTTGATATTACTGGGGCAACTTGCATTTTAAAATTTCGTGCTGTCGGAGCTACAGTATTAACAGATACTATTTCAGGCACAGTTTTAAATGGTACGGCTGGCACTGTTGTTTTTCCTATGAGTACATTGTCAATGGCAGGCCCTCCTGGAGATTACGAAGGCCAAATCCAAATTACTTTTCCATCAGGAACAGGTATTCAGTCTGTTTACAGTAGTTTAAGGTTTAGACTTACAGCGGAGTTTTAATGGCTATAAGTTATTCAACGGTAGTTTTAAAAGCACAAACTGCGTTTGTAACGCTTAAAGCACAGCTATCGTTTGTGACTTTATTGGCAGCAAATGTCATTACTGGTTATTTTATTAAGTTTGTAATTTTAACTGATTCAGTTTTAAATACTGATACTTTAGTAAGCAGATTTGGTAAAAGTTTAACTGACTTTCAAACTACAACTGACAATTTAGCTAAACAATTTAATAAAAAACTAAACGACTCGACTTCGCAAACTGACCAACTGACTAAAGCAGTTGGCAAAACTTTAAATGATTCTGAGACAGTTTTAGATGCTAAAAAGACTACTTTTGGTAAAGCTTTATCTGACTCAGAAGCGCAAACAGACGTAGCCACAAAAAACGTTTCAAAAGTTCTTGCGCATGTTGTGTATCCGTTTGATGATTTAAACAGCACAACGGCAGGCGATTCCGAACATGTGCAGTTCGGGAAAACACTAACTGATATTCAACTTTTGACAGATACGTTTAGCCGTATTGTTGGGTACAAACGATCATTTTCTGACACGACAACAAGCTCAGATTCTGGTACAGTGTCGATTCAAGGATATTGTGATATCACATACTTTTTGGAAGACTATGTTGGGTATTCAAGAACTTTTTAAGGATTTATCATGATTGAAGATTTTATCAAGGCAACGGGTCAGTTAAACATTCAAGTTGTTGGTGCTGACGGTTCGATTAAACATAATCAAACTGCTGAAAATTTAGTTGTTACAGCTGGAAAAACCTTTATTGCTTCTCGTATGGCAGGAACAAGTTCTGCTGTGATGAGTTACATGGCGATTGGTACTGGTACTACAGCAGCTGCTGTTGGCGATACTGCATTGCAGTCTCAGTCCGCAATCGTGGCTTTAACTTCAACAACAGCCAGTTCAAACACTGTTGTGTATGTTGCTTCTTTCCCAGCAGGTACCCCAGCAAGTTTGACAGCAATTACTGAAGCTGGAATTTTTAACGCATCTAGTTCTGGAACTATGCTTTGTCATACCATTTTTGCTGCTATCAATAAAGACGTTGGCGATACAATGCAGATCACTTGGACTATTACATTATCATAATCTATGAGTACAATTGTTACCCGATCTGGTAAAGGCTCACCTCTTACAAACAATGAGGTAGATGCCAACTTTACAAACCTGAATACTGACAAAGTTCAGGTGACGGGTACACCTACGACTGGTCAAGCCATCGTTTGGAACGGTACAGCATGGGTTCCTGGAGCTAGTGCTGTCTATCCTGGAGCTGGTATTCCAGTTTCCACAGGAACAGCATGGGGAACTTCGTATGGAACTTCGGGTGCAACATCAGTTGTACTTAGAGATGCGAATGTCAATGTTTCAGCCAATACATTTTTTACTGGCTTTAGCAATGTTGCTGCAGCGGGTACGACCACAGTTTTAACTGTAAGTTCGGTTTACAACTGGGTTGTTACAGGTTCTGGTGGTCAAACTTACCAGTTACCCGATGCGACAACTTTACCTAATGGGGCAGTTTATACATTCAACAATAATCAGAGTTCTGGAACAATTGTTGTT